GCGCACTTTCGCGGTGTAATCCGGGTCTTCACCAAAGCGCGGATCACCCTGCATTTCGCGGATTTCCCCGCGTGTCAGTGGCTCTGTCCGCTGTGTCGGCGTATCACCTGGGGCAAAGTTGTTGTCGCCCATTTTGTCGCGCATCCGTTCCATGAACTCAACACCAGCCGCCGTTGTCATAACGGCCTCGACAATCTTGTGGTCCGACTTGTCCACATTGGCGTTCAGCCAGCGATTGACATCATCGATGCGACTTTCAGCATTTTCACCCAGCGCGGCCTTTTCCTTTTCAGGGTTTGGAAAGTTGTTGTTGTAGAGCTGCAAAAGCTTTTGATAGCCTTCTTTGCCAACACCCTGCTCTTTCGCCCAATCGCGCAAGCCGCCGTCCAGTTCTTCCGTGATCTTGAAATTCAGGTCTTCCGGCGCCTCATATTCGCCAATGTCCTCTGGGACACCCCGTTCTTCCAAGAAGGACTTCTTTGCGGCCTCGATGGCCTCATCCTTCACTTCTGCGCGAAGATCGTCGGTCTTTTTCAAGAACGACTTAGACATTTCGGCATAGCCTTTTGCCTGTTCTTCAGGTGTTTTGAATTTCTCAAGAAGCCACTCTGGGCGTTCATTGTCGGCTGGCGGCGATGCCTGCGAACCCTCACCCGCTGCACCGCCGCTCTCGCCTGCTTTGAACATCGAGCCGCTTTGTCCCGAAGCGGCTGCTTGCCCTTCGCCCTCTGATCCGGCGGGAACTCCAGAACCTTCCTCGTCAGCTGGCATACGCAGTATATCTCGATATTTATTTATGAACATGGCAGTGGTTCCTTTTTACTTTGGGGTTGATCGTCTGCGTGCATCCAAGATGCCAAAAAGCCTTCGCATCCCTTCCTGCATCCGCAATTCTGCGTCTGTCGCGCTGGGCGGCATGACGGTCATAACCGTGATCGATTGAAGGTAATTCATCAGCTTCTCGCCTTCATCACTCCCCAATACACCACGGCACACAATGTTGATCCGTTCTTCCATTTCTGCAGGACGCTTGAACCCGTCGATGGTTCCTGCGTCCGCTGGCTTCAAATCACGGATACGCTTTTCAATAAACTCGCTCATGCTTGAGGTGGTCCTGCTTGCTGCTGCTGTTCGGCCATTTGCTGCTGCGCCTTGGCCATGTCTTCACCCAGCTTTTTTGCATCCTTGTAGATACGGCTGTCCAGAGCAAACCGCTTTTGCAACCAAGGCTGCAACTCATCCAGCTTGTAAAGCGCCGCTGCGGCCTGTGGTCCGAATGAACCTGCCCACATTTGATGGTGCTGCGTGAAATTCTGCAACTCTCGCCCGTACTGCGATTGCGCAAGCGGCGAAACCGACCGAAAGCGTATGCCTTCACCCTTGAATGTCGGAAGCTGAATATCCCCGCGCTTTTCCAAGATATACAGGGACCGCTCGGTGTATGGCTGGATGAACTCATAGAACACGCGGCTGAACCCTGCGGACGTGCGATAGGCTAGATCGGCCATTCTCTCTGCTACTTCGGTCGCGGATGCAGGTGTTTTGTTCGGATCAGCCAGCATGTCGTTATACATGGCCTTTTTGATGTTCATCCGCTGATCATTCAGCACAATGTCGCGCATGTTGAAGTTGCCAGTGGCCGTGTTGACCTGCTGCAACCCGCGTGACCCCGGTTCGATGTTCATAATCGTGCCGGGCAAAAGGTTCACAACGTCCGCGTTAATTGTGGCGTCACTGTCGCTTTGGTAAATGCCAACGATGTTCATCGCTGCGTTTTCCAAAATTATCTCGACCATGAGGTTTGTTGTGCGGATTGCGCCCATCGCACGCAGCAATGGACCGCGGCCCCATGTCTCGCCCGCCGCTGTCGACCAACGGAAAGTGTGGAACGGGTTTGATCCACGCCCTTTCAGGTTCCGGTTAATGAGAACCTCGGACTTATCCTTCGTGATCACCATGTGGCGGAAGTGGTTTGGACCCTTTTTGTAATCTACCCCCGTCCACTCGATCAGCTCGATCTCTTTGTCACCCTCGCGCAGAATAATCTGCTCCAAAGCGCCCTTGTTCACAAAGTTGGGATACGTGAACGGGATCTGATCCGCGCGTATTTTGTTCACGCGATAGACGCCGCCCAGCATATCATCTGGACCGCGCTCGATGGTGAAGTCTGTGATCGGAATAGCCTTGTGGTGAAACGCACTGGCGCTGCCCTTGCGGCTTTCCTCATGCAGAAGGCAACCCGTCGAAATAGCAAGATCGGTGAAGGCTTCTGAACTTTCCTGCGCCAGATTGGATCGCCAGATTTCCTCGAACATATATTCGGTGATTTGATCCAGATCATTGTTGATCGCCTTGCGGTCCCGCGCATTGATGCTGCTGTCCGCCTCCAACGACACAAAGTTGGTGAACGGCGGCATAAGGCCCGCCTGCATCCGGCTGACAAATTCATCCACCGCATTTGCGCCAGTTTCATCGAAGATGTCTTCGGAATTGTCCACTTGGTTCGTTTGGTGAAACCGCTTACGCGCGGGCATTGTCAGGCGAATTGCATCGTCAAACAGACCCTCGTATCGCTGCCGCTCTGCCACGGATTTCTCGTGGCGCTTGCTTAGTTCTTTCGGGTCCATGTTCTCACCTTATGCTTGAGCAAAGAATGAACGGGATGCCGTCATTCCGGTTATGCCGCGACCAGCTTCCGCACCGCTTCCAGACCGACGCCGACTTTCGTAGCTTTCTTGACGATCGACAATTGTTTGCTGGCTTGTTGTGCGTGCTTTGTCTTTTGCAGCCTGTGTTTGCTCTGCCGCAATCTTTTTCTGCGCCTTTGCTGATGCTTTCTGCGCATCATTCGCATTCTTCAAAGTACCTGCCGTTGCGCCTACCGACGCGCCTATCAAAATCGCTGTTACTGGATCGCACATGGCTTTGTCCTTTTTTTCATAAAACTTGTCCAGATCGTGTGCTTTTACGCAGAAACGGTCAAGAACGACGCCCATGAGAGAGGATTTCACTCGCTTTTCGTGGCTTTCTACCAGAAATGCCGCCTCGATTGAATAAATTCGCTTTTGTGTTCGCTTGAACCTGCGGTCTTGCGCTCGTCGACCGCCCAACCAGCTTCTTTCCGTATCCCATGCGCAGAAAGGCGTATTGCTCGGCGTCCGATACGTGAGAATAGATCGAATGCTTGTCAATCCCGTCGCCATCTTTCTTGTAGCTGTACCCGCCGCGCTTGGCGTCCACCAGATACTTGCAATGAGAGGAAATCATGTAGCCGGCACGGCCATCAACCATTGTATTCATCTGCGTCTGGATCGATCCCACCCGAATAACCGGATCATTGGTGTAAGCAGGCTGGATGCTAAGACCTTCAGATCGGAAAATCTCGAATGGGGTTGTCTCGTCTGTCTGCGCACGCTGATCACCAGCTGGGTCGCCCGTCATAATGATCGTGTAATCGGGGTATTCCGCCGCGATCTTCTTGCTCAAAGCCTTGGCAAACTCCTTGGCGCCCATATCCTTTGCCACCAACTCATCGATAGTCCGCGCTTGCCCGCGCACGTCCTGACAGAAAGCCGCCGCTGGCGTTAATCCGAAGTCGACGCCGACATAAATCTCATGCCCAGAGGATGCTTTCAGCATATCGCTGACATGCACCTTGTCTTTGAACCCGCTGTAAACCGGACGCCCGTTGAAAATGCGGCCGACCTTGTTTTGCAGCATGTTTTGTATCCATTCGCGCGTCTGCCCTTGGATCAGGTTCGTGTAATATTCTGGCATCGTCCATTTGCCGTTTTCCCGATTAGGGTTCAAATCATACCCGATCAGGTTGCCTTCTTCATCCACCCTGTCCATGACCGCGGGCGGCTGCGTGAAGAACTCCCAATTCGCTGGCTTCGCCATTGTCAGGCGGTCTTCTTCGCTCATCCAGTCCGGCACCGGGCTTTGACCCGACATAATCGCCCACCAGTGGTCTTCTGGCGGCGCGTTCGTATCCATAATCACGCACGGGTGTGTCGGCCCGCCATCGATGATCCTTGGATAGCGGCCAACGCGCGAAATCGCAGCGGTCACAACGCTGAGAGGTAATTCCCGTGCTTCGTTGATGAAAATCATCGTGAACTCGAAAGACAGCAACTTGCGCACGTCTTCTTCCCGATCAAGAGCCAAGAACCAAACCTCGCCCTCGACATCGCCAAAATGCAGAACTTGCTTGAATGGCGCACGCCAGCGCATCTTTCCAAAGTGTTCTTCCGGCAGCCAATCCAACCACGTCTTCACCGTTGTCGTTTCAAGCTGGGGCGTGGTGTTGCGGATAATCCCAAGACGGAACTTGCGCTTGCCCGTCTTGCCCTTTGCGTCGACGGAAGGCTCCTGCTCCAAAATCTCCTTGAGGCAAGTCACAACGCAACCCACCGATTTGCCCGATCCAATCGGACCTTGAAGGCCACGAACAAACGCCTTTGACTTCATAAATTGAATGATCGTGTCGCCATCCGGCTTGTAGTTAAATTCCATTAGAATTTAGGCCCCATCCGGCGGCCCATCACTACCAGACACACAATCGTCCCAATGACCCCACAGAAATATCCTGCAAAGAAAATACCAACCATCACCATCTCGGATCACTTTTCTGAACCACTGTTCCATGCTTTAGCGCCATGCAGAAAGAAAGGCCCAGAAGACCCGTTGTCATCATAACGCCGCTAACGATCGCCAAAACTACAAGACCCATCAATGCTTCAACTCCGCGTTCAAGCCCTGCATCAATCCGCTGCCAATCGACTTCATCGCCATCGGCAAGAACCGAGAAAACACATCGAAGTTGTTGGTGCCGCAAAACGCCACCGCCGTGTCAGGATGCATTTCCGCGCCCAGCGCAAACTGGTCACACGTCAGCTTCTTCACAACCTTGCCCTGCTTGTTGGCAAAGACAAACAAATTATCCTCTAAGTCCGGCACCTCGACCAGATCAAACTGATCCAAGAAATTCACAGTCCGCCCGCTTGCGCGGATCATCTGCCTTCCCAGCTTCATATCGCCGTGCTTAATCATACCCAATCCTCATCCCATTCAGACGCCATTTCAATCAGATCATCGCCCATGCCGTTATGCACCATGTAAAAGTTACCGTCCGCATCCATGCCCGCAACCGCAACATTCACCAGCTTCAATCGCCGCGCAGTCGCATAGACAGAACCCGCGCTGGCATGTTCCAACACGGGTTTTTTCACTTCGGGAAATTTCAGGATCATCGCGCTCATCGTACACCCTTCTTCACACCACGCTCCCGAGCGCGCGCCAATAAACGCGCCTGCTCAGAAGTCATCAATGCACGCATCTTACGCGGAGGGTTCCGATAAACACAACTCTCA